GGTGTGCTTAGCACTTCTTCTATCCCTACAAAGATCATGGTAAGAAACCATGGCCTCCACAGGGAAGCAGAGTGCTGAACCCATAGACGCGAACTTGTTGAGGTAAATAACCTCTCCAAGCACATCAGCCTTCCAGCTGCGACAGGAATTGATCGCCCCTTGCAAATAGGGAAAATCATCTGTCATCAGCTGTACATGCTGATTCGAGACACGGTCGGACGCTTCGCTTAAATCAAGCGTAGCAAGGGATCCATCCATGGACCCTTTTCGAGCAAGAACTTGGTTAGTTTCTTGTTCTCGATGGCCGATCATCTGCCGGAGATTGTCATCTCTCCTCATGGCAGACCACAGATTATCCGCCACAGCCTGCTGCACATATTGAAGTGCAACAGGCTCAGCGGCAATTATCCGTGGAGTCTTGAGCGTTTTAGGAACAGGAATAACCCTAGCGGGAAACTCCTGACCGGGTTCTAGGAAGGCGACTTGTGTGCTCTCCGCATAATGCGAATTAGCAACAGCGTACTCCCCGTAAGGAAAGTATGCCTCAAGTCGAGCAGGCCAAGTGTGCTGAAGGTACTTCTGGTTACCCAGAATACGATCAGCTGTAACACCGGGCCCGTGCTTTGGGAGAAGAGTTCTATCAAAGACATTACTGTCTAAGATTTCAAACACTTCTCCATAGAGCAATCTCGAAACTCTACTAAAGGCGGCTCTTTGTGAGTCTGTTATAGTAGAGTCAGAGATCTGTACTTCCTGATCACACTGGATATACCCGCGCATTGCATCTCGAACGCGTGCATCACTGCACTCGATGAGAATCTTGCCATACATCAACGTAAGTTGACGTATAGCTTGAATTGCAACAACAGTTGGGTTATCCAGAAGCACACCGGACTGGCGGTCAAACACATGATCGAGGAAACCTCCGAGAAATCGGGGGAGCCCTGCCTGCCATGGGAAACCCATGAACAGGTTGCGATCTACATACCCTTGGTCGAGGCCTCTTTCAAGGCTTTTTCCAAAGGTAGGTAAGGTTATCGTGAGAAACGATATACCCTCGTGTTTGACACGTCTCTCGACATATTTGATGTCGAGAGTTGCGCTAGTGCGGCATCGGGTAGCCAATTCATTGGCTACCCTGGTCCAGAGTTGCATTAGGCTTTTCAAAGCTCCTCCTTATCTAGAGGTTGACTTTCCTTAGCCTAAGGCTATAGACTCAGAAGCAATTATCAGCGATCCAACTGCTGATAAAGCCAATGAACCCAGGATCTGAAAATAGGACCACAGCTCCAAGAGCTATGGCAACCACCCGAGATCGAGGTCGAAAGAAAGATTTGTCATCTTTCCTCTCTCTCGCCTCGGGGTCTCGATGACGCCGGTCGTTCGAAGGAATTCGACGATCTGTAGCCATACGAGAACCTCCTTTAGAATGATCGCTTGGTCCGGAATGGCCTTGTAAGGCCCGCCGAACGTACGATCAAATTCGTAAGGAATATCAGATCCTAACTCTCACCACCAAGAACCTTGGTGATGAGAGCACCCGAAGAGGCCTGCAGCTGGGCAAGAAACCCATCTACGACCTGCTTTGCCTCCGTGTTCGTATACCCATCGGGCGGCGTGTCGATGACCATGTAACAAGACATGGACACCTCCACGTTGTTCGATGTGTCGAACGGATTCGGAGTCAACTTCGAGTGGTCAATCCGCATGAGACGCCGCTTACGACCCCTGTTTCCAGGCGTCGTAGAGAACGTCTCACGCACAAGTCCGTCACTCGACTCGTACGACGACTTACTTCCAGAGACCGAGGTCCGAGGAAGCGAGATCGCCACCGCGTTGATAGTGACTGACTGGGGATCGGTTAGAGCCATTAGGCACAACTCCTTGCGGCAGTGTTGCCGCTGTTGGTGTTTTAACGCAGTTACAAATGCAACTGCTTACACTCTGGTAATTCCCAGAGCGCCAGCTATGGCGAGCTGAAGAGGGTTCAATCCCTCCCAGGTCACGCC